AACTAGATGGTCAATTAATTGGAGATTTTAAACATACAGGAATTATAAATTGTTCAGAACATTATGTTATTCAACAATTCACAGGAATGCTTGACAAAAATGGCAAAGAGATTTATGAAGGTGACATAATACAAAGATCTTTTAGTAAAATTCCCTACAAAGTTCCTTTAGTGTGTGAATGGTCTAATGAAGAAGCATCATATATACTCAAAGATACAAATGGGAATGATTATGTTTATTTGTCAGATTTTATTGAAAGCGTTGAAATTATAGGTAATATATTTGAAAATGAAATCTAAAAAACCAAAATGTGATTGTGCTGATGTTATAGGTCGCAATCAAGTATGCAATATTTGTCAAGATGTAAAAGAGTATCATCATGAAGGATATCTAAAACTAACAGAATATCCTCCGATCTCTTGGGAACTTTATCCTTTCTGTGATGACAACTACCTTACTATAAGATTACCCAAAGCACCTAACATCTTCTACAGATGGATGATGACCTTATTCTTTGGATTTAGATGGAAGAGGATAAAATAATATGAGTCAAGATTACATTGTTACAGGAGATACAGTAACCATGGGTAAGCATTATTGCGTCACAGGCGGCGTATTCGCTGGTTTGCGTTGGGTTCGCAAGGCGGTTGGGGGTAAACTCAATAGCGGTGGAGTATACTATCAAGACACACTTCAGCAAGGGGTGCGATGCCTTGAATGTGGAAAGCCGCATTGGACTGATGTGCCGATTGTAGTGGAAGAGAACGAAGAATGACAATTAATTTAATTCTTGCTTTGCCCTTAAGGTTCCGATATACTTAGAAGAATGAACAAATTTGATTTAGATAAAATAAGTTTTCTTCATGATACTTTTAATGGCATTGAACCTTGGGGAAGAGGAGAAAGATATATCAGAGTTGTAGATTTAAAAATAGCTAAAATATTACAAGAGAGGTTAGATAAAGCATTAAAGAAAAAAATAAGAAAAAAATGAAATACAGAATTAAAGAATACAATTGGTATAATGGTCCAAAATACTATGTGCAACAAAAGATATTTGGTCTTTTTTGGGTTGATTATGAATCTTTAGGTGGATATGTTCCAGAATTTAACACTTTAACTGAAGCATCTGAATTTGCTGCTATGCTTATACATAACAAAAATGCCAAACCCATAGTTCATGAAATCTGATAATACCTTTATAAAGATTAAAGATACTATTTACAAAGTTCGCCCTAGAGAAATTCTTGTAGACAATAAATGGATCAGCACAAGTGAATTCATTGACTACCTGTCACAGAACAGTAAATGGGATGAGCTTTCAGAACTAGCACAATTAGGAGCAAATGAAATACAGAATTAAAGAAGAAATAAAGATGGGTAAACATTACTTTTACCCTCAGTATAAAAAAATCCTTTTCTGGAGAAATATGACCACAATAAAAAGTGATCCAGTAGTATATCCTCATTTAAAAGGAGCCAGAGATCATATTGAAATCTTTAAAGATGCACTAAACAAGAAAAAGCTTGATAGCTCTAAACAGATATTGTATCATTCCCATATATCATAAATGAAATACAGAATTAAAGAATATCAATATTACGATGGGTCGAGATTCCAAGTTCAATGGAAGATGTTTGGACTGTTTTGGGTTGATGCTGGTTGTCATTATTTCCCTGCCGACTTTAATACATTCGAAGAAGCGTCCAAACATGTAGCAAGATTGCAACATAATGATAAAGTTAAAACTATAATTCATGAAACATAAGTTTTTAAAAACAGAAGGTTGTACGGCTTATGATTTCACTGTTGATGGTGAATCCGTTGCTGATATTCCAAGAGAAAAAGAATATGCAATCTTTGATTATCTTATTGAAAGAATAAGGGAGATGTTTGATAATCGTGAAATTCAATTACTGGATGTGGTTGAAATGTTTGAATATAATGATTACAAATATGAAAAAGAACCTTGCGATCAATGTGGAGATAGTGTAAGCTGGACAATTTGGGAAATTTGATTATGACTCTAGACAAATTTAAAACTTTGATTGAAGGTATTCAGAATCAAAATAACAAGACTCATGAAATTTATAAACATGGAGTGGATTTGTTATCCTTTAATGAGGATTATTACAGAAAAGTAGTGCATCCTTTGATGGTCGAAGCGTTTGGTAAAGAAGGAGTAGAATGGATTAATTGGTATATCTACGAAAAAGACGGTAGAGAAGATATGAAAGCTTGGGACAAAGAAGGAAAAGAAATTTGCCACAACATAGAATCTTTGTATAATGAAATAACAACATGAGCGATAAATTAAAACAAATTATGGAAGAAATCAGTAAACTAACAATTACTGAACTTAATGAACTTATCAAAAGTTTAGAACCTATTTTTACACCAGAAGATAAAAAAGATGAAAGTTCGAATCAATAACATTGGTACAGAGTCTGTAGCATATATTGGCAAAACTTCCAAGGTTGCGAAGTATGAATGCTCTATTGTAAAGTATCATCCTAACAGATATTATGGAGAGCTAGAAAATTATCTTAAAGATGGTTGGGAAGATCGGGGCGATGCTATCTATCATAATAATTGTTCTATTAGTAAAAATTGTTTTGAAAACAAAGAAACTCATTATGTTATAGCATTTTTGAAATATTGTTCTAAAGAAAATTGCACAAACCTCGAATCAGTAGGAGATAGATTGCTTTATATTGAAGAAGATGAGAAAAAAGATTTTTTTGAAGTTTATAAAATTGCAGATAGAATGTTATTAGAAAAGGTCGATAAAAATGAAATCTGAAAAAAATCCAATTACACAAGAAGCTGTTGAAAGATGGCAACAAGGAAAAATCAATATCTTTGATGAGATGGCTAATCTCGAAGACAGATTGCGTCTTCTTGAGCAAGAAAATAAACTTTTAATCGAAGCTATTAAAAAATTCTACAAAACTAAAAACCGATACGACTCACAAATTGCATGTGCCAAAATGTTTGAAATTGCTGGTTTACCCGCACAATATCCTGCAAATTATGAAAGAAAATAATATTCCAGAATCTTTTGAAAATGCGATGAATGATTTAGTTGTTGGTAGGGTTGTTCCTTTAAATACGGCTCTTAATGAACCATATAAAGAATTGGATAATTCTGATTCTTTAAAACTTCACAATCACGTTTTAAAGGTAGCTAATGAAGATTTAGCGATAATGGTTAAAAAAATGGAAGAAACTCTTTATAATATTTGGCAATGTTTTGAAATTAAAAATGAACTTTATATGTCCGACGAAGATGGGTTTTATGCATCTGCACACAAAGCTCGTCTTTGTCTAAAAGATATTGGATCAGAATTAATTAAAGAATAGTATGGGTATGATCGATGAACAATATAAAGACTTTATTCTTAAAGACTATGAACGTCTTAAAGAGGATTTAGAATTGTACAAGAAGGTTAACCTTGATTTAAGAAAAGAACTTACAATGTGTGAAAAGCTTGTAGAGTTAAATATGAAAGATTTTTGGGAACTAGTAGATCAGAGAGATTGGTATTACGAAGAATATCAAAAGTTAAAAGAAAAGTCTAAACAATAAATACCAAAAGAAAAAAGCTAAAAAATAATATTTCACCGATAATATTTATTGACTCTTTTTCAGTTTCTGATAAGATATATTAGTTCTTTGAAAATTTTAATCTTTGGTGTCGGGGTGATTAGCCGACATCAAACAAACCCTGCCGAGAAACCCGTCAGGTCAGAGAAAGATCTAACCAATTAACAACTCTGTAATAAATGGATTGGTTTATAAAAAGGTATGCAACTCTACCTCTCTATGTAACGGATACGTGTCCGTGTTCTGGCAGACATATAGAGTTCCACAGTGAATAAGACTACTAATGAGAGTCAAAAAAGAAGAGTGTAGGTTCTGGGTAAGGAAAAAGCCAAAGGTCGATAGTACCTAAAACCCTTGTATAAGGGTTCTGTGTTTTTCTGATGTTGGCATATTGCCAACCAGAAGCCAGCCGATTAAGGCGCAACTTAATCATCAGTCTGGTCCCGTTTGCGACAAAAACACCAATTTTTGAGACGTTGTAGAAATACAAACCGTGTTAACCGAAAGGGTGAAGATGCGGTGCTTCGGCTGTTGGTTCGGCGTTAGGCACATAGCCTAAAGTGCCACTTCCTCACGATCTTCCGTCTCATAATTAATCCGAGAATCCTAACGAGATTCTAGTCAGAACCCACTGATGAATAGAAGCTGTTCGTTACAGCAATAAGGGGGATAGTTGCCATGACTCGCATACGGTGTGCGTCAGTTGACTCGTCTGAAAAGATAGGGAGTCCCGCTTGATTCTGGATAAGAAAATGATGGCGGATAAAAACAGCCGAAAATTTAATTCCTTGGTGGGCTAACGGTAAGCCAACAAACTGTTAATTTGTTCATCATGCTGGTTCGAATCCAGCCCAAGGAGCTTTTACGAATATCTAAACCTTTATATAAAATGTTACATATAATATGTAAGTATTATATATGAGTATAAATGCAGATCGTGTTAAGGCTTGGAGAAAAGATACTAAAAATTTAATTGTTGAGGGATTTGGTGGAAAGTGTTGTATATGTGGTTATGATAAATGTGAAGAAGCTTTTGATATACATCATATTGATCCTTCACAAAAAACATTATCTTTTGGTGGAATAAGAGCCAATCCTAAACAATGGAAATTATTATTAAAAGAGTTAGAAAATTGTGTTTTATTGTGTGCTAACTGTCACAGAGAATATCATGCGGGTAAAACTAATATCCCAAAAAATATTCCAAAATTTGTAGATTTAAAAGAAAAAAGAAAAAGAAAAACATATTGTCCAATTTGTAATAAGCAAAAAGCAAATTATCTTATAACTTGTTCAAAAACTTGTGCCGCAAAAAGAAAATCTCAAATCGAATGGGATAATTTTGATTTATATGATTTACACGTAATTCAAAAATTAAGTAATCTTAAAATAGGAAAAATAGTTGGTGCTTCTGATGTTGCAGTTATAAAAAGATTAAAAAAATTAAAAATTTATCAACCTATTAACCAACGCCAAAAATAATAAATTTTTGGCAAAGATTAACTAATGTCAATCGTCAAATTTTAGTGACATTAGTTAATTAAGTTGTAAAAATTTTCTTTACATCTTATATTTTTAATGTATTATGGTAATGTATGAATACAGTAATTAATAAGTTTTGTAATTTTCCAGATGGAACTAAAATTCAACTTCATTCTATTTTAGATGTAGCAGAATCCCAGAGTTATATCTGTTACTATTGTGATAATATTCCACAAACTCTTTGGGTTCCTAATGATTTTATAACTCAAGAATGAAAACTATTTTAGCAGAATTCTTCGGAATATTGATGATGCTGTTTTTTATGCTTTGTTATATTCCACAAATCGTAAAAATATTCAAAAATAAATCATCTAAAGATGTTTCTTTAATGTTAATTTTAATGTCTATTGGTGGCTATATTTCAGGAATGGTTTATATGTTCTTGACCACTTTTGGTCTTTGGTGGTTTTTAAATTATACTGTAGGTTTGATTATGTGCAGTATTTTGGTGTATGCTTGGTTTAAATTTAATGAATATGATTAAACATGTTGATGTAATTGTCGGTCTTGCTTGGGGGGATGAAGGCAAGGGTAAAATTTCAAGCGCAATGGCGAAAGACTATGATATGGTCTGTCGCTGGAATGGTGGACCAAATGCTGGTCATACTGTTTATCTTGATGGGAAAAAATATAAAACTCATCTGATTCCTTCTGGTGTTTTTCACGGAAAAAAATCTGTTATCGGTCCAAACTGTGTTTTGAATGTCGATAAATTTCTCAAAGAAATTGAATACTTAAAACAAAATGGTTTTGATACGTCTTTGGTAAAAGTTCATCCAAATGTTCATGTGATCACAGATGCACATATCGAATATGATCTGAAACATCTGAAACCTAAACTTGGAACTACTGGTCAGGGTATTGCCCCTTGTTATGCAGACAAAGCAAATCGTGTTGGCATTCAGATTAGCAAAGCAAATTTTAATCCATTAAAAGACTTTCTTTGGGATGGAAAACTAGAAGGAAAAATTCTTTGTGAAGGTGCTCAAAGCATATGGTTGGATGTTAACTATGGAAATTATCCTTATGTAACAAGTTCTGAAACATTTCCCCATAATGCGTGTTCACTTGGATTTTCACCGAAGAAAATTCGTGACATTATCGGTGTAGCAAAAATTTATGATACCAAAAGTGGTGTCGATCCATTGTTTCCAGAATGTCTTTGGAATGATGAAAAACTCAACCAATTAATTGAACTTGGTCAAGAGTTTGGTTCTACCACAGGTAGAAAAAGACTTGTGAATTGGTTAAACTTTGGAAGATTAAATAAGGCTGTAAATCTTTCAGGTGCGACCAAAGTAATCATCAACAAATGTGATGTATTTGAAAAAGTAGGAATATTTCGAATTAATAATTTTTATGAAACATCATTGGAAGCAGGTTCCTTTGATCAATTAAAAGATATTATTAAAAAAGATTTGGTTAATCAAAATATTAATGGATTAAAACCAAATGATATTATTTTTTCTGGTGATCAGACAAACATTTAAAAAGATAAATATGAATATAGTGAACGTGGCAAATACTTCTTTATACAAAGAATTCATAGCAATGAAAGAAGAAATCATGAAACATAAGTGGTACGAATCCGAAAAAGCGGGATATGATATTGGTTTTGCAAGAGCAGTAATTGATTGGACAATGAAGTTTAAAACACCATGGCTTAAAAGCAGAAAAAAGAAAAATTGATATTTTACTGATTAAATGATAAATTAGTAAAGATGATGGCTCGTAGTGTAATGGTAACACCAGAGAATTTGGATCTCTTATTCATAGTTCGAGTCTATGCGAGCCAGTTTTGGGTAAGCGGTAAAGTTGGAGAGTTACGAAAGACTGTAAATCTTTTGCCTGTCGGCTGAATAGGTTCGAATCCTATCTTACCCACTTTTTAATATGAAAGTTAAATTCACAGATCAAGAATTGTTATTTGCTAGAGACTTAGCAGAAAAAAGACACGAAGCAAAACATTCGTCTTTTAAAAATAAAAGAAGGCTAGGTGATTTTACCAAAAAAACCAAAGTAGATTTGTTTGTTAAACACCCAACACACAAAGCACATTTTCTAGGAATATTAGGTGAAATGGCTTATGCTAAAATAACAGATAAGCAAATAGACGAAAACATCTATAAAGTAAGAGATACAGGTTCTGATGTGGACGATGTGGAAGTTAAAGCTTCCACAAGACTATCTGATGATATTGAATTAAAGGTTGAGAAAAAACACTTTGAAACCAAGTTTCCAAAAAAATATGTATTGGTCAGAATAAACGAAGATGCTTTCAGGACAATAGACGTTTTAGGTGAGATTACCCGCGAGAAATTTGATAAACATAAAAGAATTAAACAATATAAACCAAACTATCCAGTCAATTATATCGTAGGAATGAAAGATTTAGAATTGTTATGAAAAAGGTAATCACTTGCGATTTTGATGATACGATTGCCGCTACTTCAAACGGTGCTTGGGGTGGTGAAACATTAACGCCTGTTCCAAGGGTGATTAACTATCTTATGGATCAACACAAAAAAGGATCTGAGATTCATATAGTAACTTTTAGAAATTGGTCAAACAAAGAACAAGTAAATGATTTCTGTAAAGGATATAAAATTCCTATTAAATCAATTGTATGCACAGAAGGAACAAATAAAGTTCCATTTTTAAAACAACTCAAAAGTGAACTTCATATTGATGACAGTGTTGAAGTTTGCACTCTTTGTATAATGGCAAAGATTGATGTTTTATTAGTAGATTGGGGTCAAGATAAAAACAATACTACTGCTAAATTTTTACCAAAGATTTAATTTGCATTTAATTTTTTTCCTGTTATATTTTAAATACTATGATCAAAACTGTACAGAAAAAAGAAGAATACTTTATCCAATTTACAGATGAAGAAATGGATCAACTTGGATTTAAACCTAATACAAAATTTACTATTGAATTAAGCGAAGACAAAAGTGGTTTGAAATTAACTCCTCACGAAGAACTTGAAATTGATTTGAATGAGTTTTCCAAAGAAGAATTAATCAATATTATTGTTGCTGCAAATAAAGCAGATATGACTTTTGAAGATTTTGTTGTTGACTCTTTGACCAAATTCTGCGAAGATCATAAGGACGAAGATGAAGGGTCTATTTTATAATTATGTACGCCAAGAAGCAAAGAACCACGAAATTCTTTTTTGGGGTTGCTTGCACTGGCATCACGATCCAAAGTGGGATATCCCTATTTGGAAACGCAGAGGTTTTGATTCTGTACAGGAGCATGATGAAGCTATTGTTTTAAACTGGAATAGTAAAGCATCAGATAAAACTATTGGATTTCTTCTTGGTGACACCATGTTTGGTTATGGTGGACTAGAAGAATTTACAAAGCTCATGCGCCGTTTAAAGTTTCAGCGTTTGTTTATCATGTCTGGAAATCACACAGCGGGTTGGAAACAAGCATTTGAAAGTATCAAAGATAATACACTTTATATTGATGGTTATCATAAAGAAGTAATATTTGTTCCAAACTATTTGGAAGCATATATTAATGGTCAACCTATTGTCATGTGCCACTATCCGGTTTTGTCTTGGAATGGTGCAGGAAAGGGTTCTTGGATGCTTTTTAGTCATGTCCACGGTTCTCTTACAAACAGCGAACTAGGACGTATGTATGTCAATAACGGTGGAACTAACTTGGAAGTATCCGTAGAGGTCAATCCATACCCACTAACCTATGGTGAAATAGCAACTATTATGCGTAATAAATCAAAATTTAAAACTGATCATCATGATGGTAATGCTTCAACTCCTTTTAGCAAATGAATAAAAAAATTAAAAATCAAATTAAAAATGTTTTATCTGAAGATGAAACAGTATTATTGGCTGATGGTTTTGAAAAAGCTTTTGTTGGTATAGGTTGGCAGTTTAGAACACCTATAGCAATCTATGATAGGTCACTTTGTATCAAAGAATTAATGAAAGACATGTCCGAAGAGGAAGCTGAAGAATATTTCGAGTTTAATGTTCAGGGAGCCTATGTAGGAGAACAAACCCCAGTGTTTTTAAATATCATAAAATGATGTTAGAATTTAGAACACCTATACCAGTAGTTACTCCTGTGGGTAATGCATATGCTATATATGTTACAAACGGAGGGACGTTTGAAAATGATATATGGACTGTTGTTATGGAAGATGGTGGTAGTATTTTACATTTTAGATCTGATCATATTAAAATGTATCAAAACTTTACATTCGATATAAAAAAGAAAGACGGTCTTTAATACTTGACACGCTACCAATTATCTGATATAAATGATGGGTGAAAATTTTAGATTCATTTCTTCCTATCTACGTTTTAGGCGATACCCATGGTAATTGGTATGAAGTATTTTTTTATATCAATAACTACGATATAAGAGATTGTTATTTAATTCATGTCGGTGATGGTGGTGAAGGGTTTTCTCCAAAAGATCAACAGATGAAACAATTTGAATCTTTAAATGATAAGTTTAAAGAAAAAAATATAAATTATCTGAGTATAAGAGGAAACCATTCAGACCCTTCTTACTTTAAAGGCGATAACAGAGTTGTTCTGAGTAATTTTGAATTAATAGAAGATTATACAGTAGCTCAATATGGTGATAAAAAAATTCAATTTATAGGCGGTGCAACTTCTATTGATAGACTGGCTCGCAGAGAAGGTGTATCATATTGGTCTGGGGAAAAAGTTGACTATCAGCCTGATAAATGTGAAAAGGTAGATTTTTTAATTACTCACACAGCACCTTCATATTGTTTTCCTCAAAAGTTTAATGAAATAGTTTATGGTTGGTCCAAGGAAGATAAAAATTTAATCTCTGATTTATTAGAAGAAAGAAGCAAAATGGATCAATTGTTTGCTATTTGCAGACCCAAGATACATTGTTATGGGCATTTTCATAGCAGTTGGTCAGAGGAAATAAATGACTGTTTTCACAAACTTTTAAATATTAACGAAATATGGGAGTATAGAATATGAAACAAAAATTATTATATTTGATAACTGGACATTCTGGCGCAGGTAAAACTACTCGCGCTAAAAAATTAATGCACGAAAAAGGTATTAGGCATCATTATGAAGCTGATATGTTGATGATCAATCGTAATGGTGATTACTGGTTTTCTCCTAAAAAATTAGGCGAATGTCATTCTTGGTGCAGAAAAGCAACAGAAAAGGCCATGGAATTAGGTGAGGCTGTTATTGTTTCTAATACTATGACAACCAAAAAAGAAGCAAAGCCTTATATTGAATTAGCCAAAAAACATGGATATAACATCATAATCGAACACTTAACAACTGAATATAAAAATATTCACGATGTTCCTCAAGAAGTTGTGGAAAAAATGAAAAATAGAAGAGAGTTTTTTAGAGTTGAAGACTTTTAATTATGAAAGTTAAATTACCAGATCCAGATAAGGGTTTTGGTTTATATGAACACGAATTTTGTGGCATTTCTTCGTATTTAATAATCCCAAAAATAGATGCTGAATGGAATGCAGAAAATTTAATTTATCGCTCTTTAATCGTAGATAAAGAAGGTTATGTATTATCTTCAGGTTTTCCTAAATTTTTTAATTTAGGGGAAAAACCAGATTGTTATCCAGATCCAGAAAAATTTACTTGGTATGTCGAAGAAAAAATAGATGGTTCTCTTGTAATATGTGATTATGTAAATGGTCGATTTAACATGAGAACCAGAGGAACTGCTTCTTATCTGACCCAAGAAAACTGGAAAGACTTTGAACTTTTACCAGAAAAATATCCTAAAATTTTAGAATATTTTCCTTTCGATTCCAAACTTTCTTTATTGTTTGAAATTGTAACTCCTAATAATGTTATTGTTATAAGACCCCAAGATGTTGATTTTTGTTTTTTAGGTGCGGTAGATAAAGATACATTAAAAATGTTACCTTTAGCAGCATTAGAAGAAATTAAACAAGCTATTGGAAACCCTCCAACACCTAAACATTACAAATTCGAGGACAACCAAAGTCTCTTGGAAATTTCTAAACTTATAAAAGACTGGAAAGGTAAAGAGGGAATAGTAGTAAGCTATAACAATAATCAAAATAAAATTAAAATTAAATCAGACTGGTACTGTTTTCTCCATAAAATAAAGTCTCAATTAAGTTCTGAAAATAATTTGATTGAATATTATGTTGATAACAACATGCCAAATTATCAAGATTTTTATGATATTATAGAGAAAAATTTTGATTATGAAATTGCCGAACAGTTATCCTCACAAATCCTTAAATTGGTGGAAGCGAGTGAAAAGGTTAAAACAGCGATTGATAAAATGAAAAGATTTGTTTTGGTCATTCAAAAATATGAAACCAGAAAAGAACAAGCCGAAGCTATTTTACAAAATTACAAATCAGAATATTCTTCTTTAGTTTTTAATTTATTGGATAATAAAGAACCGAATAAAAAACAATATATAACTTTGATAAAAGAATACTTTGACATTTCTGACAAATTATAGTAATATTAACGGAAATGACTAAAGAATTAGAACTCAAGCTTGTTGAGAAATATCCTAAAATTCTAAAAGAATATGGTGGTGACAAGAAAAAAACTTGTATGCATTGGGGTATGGAATGTAATGATGGTTGGTATGAACTTCTTGATGAAACTATGCATAAAATTCAGTATATGTGTGACATTACACATGTGCAATTAGTTGCAGAACAAATTAAAGAAAAATTTGGAACGCTTCGATTCTACTATAGAGTAGAAACTTATACTGATACTATTAATCGTATTTTTTCGGCTATAATTCAAGATGCAGAAAAACAAAGCGCACATATCTGTGAAAATACAGGTAAAGCTGGTTACAAATGCCAATCAACACAAGGATATATAAAAATTCTTTCAAAAGAAGAAGCCGATAAAGTAGATTATGCACCAACTAATCCAGACGTAGCCAAATATTGGGACTCCTTAAATGAAAAACAATCTTAAAAACTTATTAGGTGATATAGCTGTCACTTGTATCAAAAACAAAATTAATCTTAGTTTGGTTGCTGAAAAAACCATTCGACTTAATGAACAGATCGAATGTAGTGGTTTTTTTGATGAAACAACTTTGGCTGCATCGGTAAACAAAAAAGAATCTGAATGGATTTCTATTCTTATTCATGAATCTTGTCACATGGACCAATTTTTAGATAAAAAATCTTTATGGGTTAAAAATTCAGACCCGATAGATTCTTTAGATAAATGGTTAAAGGGTGAAAATATAAAAGAAAAAAACCTATTAAAATCTATTAATAGCGCAATTTTATTGGAACTTGATTGTGAAATAAGAACTGTTAAAAAATATATAAAATATAAAATTCCATTTGATAAAGAAACATACATTCAAAAAGCGAATGCGTATATTTTGTCGTATTGGGCAACTTATAGAGATAAAAAATGGTATCCGTTTCCGTATCAAAATAAAAAAATTTATGGAAAAATGCCAAAAGTTTTTTTACCTAAAAATGAATACTTGAAAAATTACGAGAAGTATCTAAATTTATACAAATAATATGATTTTAAATTTTTCTAAGTATTCGGTGTGGTCTGGTAAAATTCCTGTTTTTGATTCAAAACCCATTCCTAAATTATCATACTTTAATGGTGGTTCTTATTTTAAAATCGGTTTTCGTTGGTTTAGATATTTAATAGAATTTAGTGGACCTAAAAAAGATACAAATTCATATATTCGCACAACATCTAAACAATTAAGTAAAGAATTGTCAGCTTTAAAAAAGAAAACAAAAAAGAAAAGTAAGTAAAATATCGCCCTTGAAGCATAGATAGCGATGCACCCGATTTGTAATCGGGAGAGTAGAGCGCAAATCTCTACAGGGGCTTTTAAATTGCGGGATATTATCAGTGGTAGATAGTCTGGCTCATAACCAGAAGGTCGGGGGTTCGATTCCCTCTCCCGCTACTTTTTAATTCTAACTGTAGCAGAATTAAAAAAATCTTTTCTAAGAACTCCTTCAGGTTTTCCAGTTTTTTTAGAAAACTCTTCAGCAAAATTAAAAGCTACATTACTTTTTGCTTCTCTTTCAGAAGAAGCTTGTGTCTCTTTTTTATATCCAAATTTATAACTAGAAACAACATAAGTTTTTTTCTCAGATAACTCCTCTTCTATAATTTTTATTAAATTCATGCTTTATCTCCTTTTTTCCAAGAAATTCTTTTAGATCCTTTTTTATGTCTTTTTCTAGAATTGCACATAGATTTGGTTGGGCGGCAAGCAGGATAACTTCTTCTTTTTTCACCTTTCTGTCTACCACAAGGCTTTCCAGTTTTACAATCTACCCAACCCTTACCCTTATTTCTAGAAAACCAACCATGAAGACCTTGCTTCTCTTCTTTTTCAAAACCTTCTTCTAAAACTTCAAATAAGATTTCTTTTAGGTTTATTTTTTCTTTTTCCATATTTTACCTTGGCGACATTTTACTACAGCACCAGATTTGTATGCACTTGTTTTTTTACCATAGACTTGATCAGCTTTTTTTAAACAGCGATCTCTTTTTGCTTTTTCTTCTTCAATAATTTCTCCAAAGAAAGTTTCGAATGATTTATTCATATAAAATATTTACCCAAATTTCTTGACTTTTATTGCCAGTTATATTATTATAACACAATGCTAGTTTTAATACATGTTTATAATTTCTTCCAAAAGAAAAACAAATTTAAAACTCTATTATCTTTTTACAGACCTTTAACAAAAAATAAATCATTAGAACTTGAAATTTTATATTCTAATTATTTTTTATTTAAATTAGAATTAGATATGAGCTTCACAGGCAAAGATCATGCGGGTATTCGTTTTGAGATTTGTTTCTTAGGACTAGAATTTACATTAAATTTTTATGATAATAGACATTGGGACTGTGATGCGGATGCTTGGGAACTTTAAAAGCATATATACATTTTAACTATGAATAAAGACACACTTACTAAAAGTATAAACTTACCTGATATGAGAAAAAAAAGATTTAATCTTTTAAGAATTCCGAGTATCAATGTAAAAACTGTTGATGAATATTTCTCTAAGTCTAAAAAAGAAAGAGAATGGTATGGTTTATACAAACCTCCTATTTCTTTACCTTTTGATTTTTTTGGAAGAAAAGAAACAAAAGAAAAAGGATGGGCAGATTTCTATAAACAAATTAAACAAGAATACCCTATTCAATATTTTTTTCGTTATTGGATTTTTAGCTACTCTAACCCTGCTTATGCACTCGTTAAGACTAAACTCTACTGGCCGTTGCGTGATTTAAAATGGGCTGTAAGAAATTACATTAAACCATGTCACCCTCGTTGGAGAAAAGTTTTACCGAGGCATGAGTGGGGCGATATTACTGATTTAGTCGTAACTTCAAATTTCGCTCTTATTTCAGATTTCTTTCATGAAGAAGTTTCACAGGGACATGTTAATTGGGAGTCCGATAAAACTCATAAAAAGTTTTATAAAGAACTTAAACAAGTTATTGAATGGATCGAGATTAATAGACCAAAACATCTACAAAAAATTGAGATAGCTTTAGATGAAGCAACAAAAAAACCTGTAGAGAAAAAAGGCGTTTTTAATTACGAAGCAACATATAGTAAACATAACAAACTCGAAAAAGAATTGTTTGATACAGACACAAAAACTATTAATTGGTTTGTTAAAAACAGAGAGTTTTTCTGGACATAATATGAATTCTTATTTTAAGAATACATGGAAATTTTGGTTTGCTTTTGGCTTGCTGATATTAATAGTTTTTTTAATAGAGTGTTTTGGTTCTGATCAAAATGATCAGACACCAAAACCTATAGAACCAAAAGATAAAAAAGCATTAGTTTGTATATGAAAAAAATATTGATTATAACTTTTTTATGTATACCTGTGTTAGCGTATGTATTAACTAACATTTTTATTGATCTCTTTTTCAAAGAAGATTTTGAAAAATTCAAACAAGAAACATTAGAAGAGATTAGAATTTTA